CCCCAGCCAGTTCCAAAATAATCCCCGATCCACACGCCCCTACATCTAGTAGCTATTACATCCAGGTATACACGATCTAGAGTCCCAACTCGATTTTGCCAGAAAAAGTCCACTAAAACCACGCCACCCCCCTCTCCCCCCTATACATTGTGGGCATGCACGTAGCGTGTAAGTTTTACACAAACGATTATATGTGTTAAACATCACAGAAAAATGGATTACGATCAAATTACTTATTCTGAAGCTGAAGACTTAATTAAAAAATTAGAATTAAAAAAAGCTGAAATAGATACGTCAAAGCATTCAAGAGATGATTATCTATCTTTTGTACGTGCCGTATGGCCAGAATTTATTGCAGGGTATCACCATAAAAAAATTGCAGAAAAATTTAATTTAATCAAAGAGGGCAAGTTAAAACGCTTAATCGTTAATATGCCTCCACGTCATACCAAGTCAGAATTTGCTTCTTTTCTTTTTCCCGCATGGATGATGGGCCACAATCCGAAGTTAAAGATTATTCAAACTACGCACACAGCAGAATTATCTTATCGTTTTGGTCGTAAGGTTCGTAACCTCATGGACTCGGAAGATTATAAAAATATTTTTACAGATATAAAATTATCACAAGATTCGAAGGCAGCGGGCCGTTGGGAAACGAATAAAGGTGGTGAATATTTTGGCGCGGGTGTTGGTGGTGCAATCACGGGCCGTGGTGCGGATTTACTTATTATTGATGACCCACACTCAGAGCAAGATGCGTTGTCCTCTACCGCATTCGATAATGCGTACGAATGGTATACCTCTGGACCTCGTCAGCGTTTACAACCTGGAGGAGCCATTGTTATTGTTATGACCCGTTGGTCCGTTAAAGATCTGACAGGTAAATTGGTTAATGCACAAAAAGGAGTTAAAGCAGATCAATGGGATATTATTGAGTTTCCCGCAATCTTTCCTGAGACGGGTAATCCTATGTGGCCTGAGTATTGGAAAGAAGATGAATTACTTTCTGTCAAAGCATCTCTGTCAGAACAGAAGTGGCAAGCACAGTGGCAACAGCAACCCACCAGTGAAGAAGGTTCCATTATCAAACGTGACTGGTGGAAGTTATATGAACATGAAGATCCACCACCCCTCCAACATATAATTCAAAGCTACGATACAGCCTATAGTAAAAAAGAAACAGCCGACTATTCGGCGATTACAACATGGGGAGTTTTCTATAGAGATGAAATGAGAGCACCTGCTTGTATTTTGTTAGACGCGAAACGCGGGCGGTGGGAGTTTCCTGAATTAAAAAGGAAAGCGGTCGAACAGTACAATTACTGGGAACCCGAGACCGTGATCATCGAAGCGAAAGCGTCAGGCCTTCCGCTAACGTACGAGTTACGTCAAACAGGAATTCCAGTTGTTAACTTTACACCGAGCAAAGGAAATGATAAACATTCAAGAGTAAACGCTGTAGCACCTCTATTTGAATCAGGACAAGTTTATTATCCTGACGAAAGGTGGGCGCAAGAGGTTATTGAGGAATGTGCTGCTTTTCCTTTTGGTGAACACGACGATTATGTTGACTCCACCACTCAAGCTCTGTTAAGATTCAGACAGGGAAATTTTATTACGCACCCAGAAGACTACGAGGATGAGCCAAGTATGTTGAAGATGCGAGAATACTATTAGGAGATATAATGAGCGCGAAATCACAGTACATAGAAGATAGACAATATTTAATTGATAAATCAGACAATCCAGAAAAAAAGAGATTAAGTCTTGGGGAAGAGTTTGATAGAAGAGTAGATCAAGGAAAAATAGTAGTTAAAAATGGAAGCTATAGTTTAAATCCAAGCAAAGAGGATAAGGAAAAAGTAAAAAACTTTGGTCTTAAATCAGGTAAAGGCACTGACTTTGGTAAGCTATCTGTTGCAGCAGGTATAGATAATAATCCAAATCCGACACAAGCGGATAGAATTGCTGGAGCTACAAAGAAAGGTTTAAAATCAGGAGATTCAACTTTTCTTGAACGACGTAAAAAATTAGCTGGTCTAAAAGATGCTGCAAAAGCTACAGTTAAAGCGAAAGACGGTTCGCGTACCAAGGTTCGTGGTGTTAGAATCGCTAACAAAGGTTTTAGAAAAGCAAAGCTTAGTTAATGGATAAAAAGAAAAAGTTTCAATCAGGCGCAGCTAGTGTTCTAGATGATCCAGATATATTGGATGTTCTTCCTATGATAAGGAGACCTAATTTAATGGGCGATCCTACTAAACTAGGAGCCGCGGACCTCGGGCCGTTGTTCGCCATGATGGCTGCTGGAGCATATCCCGCTGTTAGTGCTATGACAGAAAAAGATAAAGATTCTGGAATATCCCCTATTATTAAAACACCAGGGGGTGATGTATATGCACCGAGCGAAGAGGAGATTAGAAAAAGACAAGCAGAGGATGCAGAGAGAGCAAAGAACACAGGACTTGTTCCTCCTGATGTAAAAAACGAACCTTTAATTACACCTACACCTAAGCCAAAAGGTTTGCTGGACGATGCAAATATTACCCTACCTTCCCCGCAAGAAGATACAAGTAATATTACTCCTATACCTAAACCTGTAACTGCTGATGATTTAATTATTACAATGTCAGATCAAAAGAAAAAAGAAGATACATCCAAGGCACTTGTTCCGACTAAGATGATGGAGAGTTTGGCAGATCTACCTGATCCTATGGAAACATATCAAAGTGAAATTGCCCCACGTTTTTCTCAAACAGAGGACTACCTTAAATCAAATTACACGGCTGGTGAAAAAAAATTACTTAACGATTGGGTTAATGAATTATTTAATCCACAAAAAGGGTTAACACTAGAATTAAGAGATACAGGTCTTGCAGCTCAGTTAGAACAAATTAATCAAGCAGACCCAAAAAGAAAAGTTACAGCAAAAGAATTATTAGAATTAGTACAAGGAGCAGATAATCAATTAGCAGGTTTTGGTAATTATCAAATCATGGGAGGAGACCAAGAGCTCTTTCCTCAAACAGTACAAAATGCAATCAACGGAATTAATGAAATGGATGTTGTCATGCGTCCGGGTCAACTATCAGATTTTGTAGATAGATATAAAAATTTAGTAACGGATAATTTAAAAAGTATACAAAATTCTACAGATAGAGATACAGCAGCAGATGCTTTAGCTAAAATACAAATACAAACACAAGAGTTATTAGCTGAAGAAGGAATTGATCAATCGATGCTTGAAAGAAATAGAGAGTATGCAAAGATACAAGATTACATTCGTCAAGTAGGGTCAACCTTACAAGGTACTGTATTCACGAATGAGCACATGAACATTGGTTTACCTGGTACTCGTGCAGAGGATTATTCTGTTATCACACATAATTTTAATCCTAAATTTGGACAAGAGAATAGAACAAGCGAACACAATACTTCACACCCTACAGCGGATAATACAATCGCATTTAGTAGAGGAAGAAAAATACAAAATTACGAAAATGGTGATCAAGGTAGTATTATTATGGAAATGCAATCTGACGTTCATCGTAACAAACCTGCAATTCAATATCCAACATCGTCAAATGATTTTACTTCTAGTAAAAATAATTATCCTTACGCAGGCGGAGCTCAATACTGGGTAAAACAAGTAATGAAAGATAGACTCACACAAGCCTTAATTGATGGTGATGATTTTTTAGGATGGGTTCCAGGTGAAGTTGTATCTCATTATGAAGGTGCAGACAAAGATAACTACAAAGGTTTTATTAATATTTACAATAATAAAACAAATGAATTTATAAAAAAATTAAATAAAGATATTACCAAAAGAGGTAAGGCACTTGGCATGAGTGATGATGAAATTTCAATGGCAACACTTAAAGTAAGAAATGATGGCCAGTATAAATTTGATAGTGGAGGAGATGAATATTTTTCAAGAGTGAAACAAAACCAGTTTCCTGGAATGGAAAAATATGTAAGAACTGGTGAAAAAACAAGGAGGAAAGAAGAATATCGTTATGAGGAAATTGAAAATACTTTGCAACTTATTAACATGCCTTATATTGACTTGAAAGCTAGAGAGGATTTTGATCCTAACCTTTTAAAGAAAATTGGCTTTCCTCAATTTAAAAAGGGTGGTAAAACAAAAACTTCAAAGGCAAATCCTTTGATTGACATCGAAATATTCTTTGAAAGCATATAATGGCTATAGATAAAAAAATTCAACCTACAGAAAATGACATTGTTATAGATCAATATGCGAGTAGCCCTATTGACATCAGTGTTGAAGGACAACCGCAAGATAATATAGAAATGCTACAAGATGGATCAGCTATTGTTGGTCCACAAACACTTAACATGCAAGCAACTTTTGATTCTAATTTATCTGAGTTTGTTGATGAAGACGATTTAGAAAAAATGAGTTCAGACTTGATTGCTGATTACGAGACTGATAAAGAAACAAGAAAGGATTGGGAACAAGGTTACACACAAGGATTAGACCTTCTAGGATTTAAATACGAAGAGAGATCACAGCCCTTTCAAGGAGCAAGTGGTGTCACCCACCCAATGTTAGCAGAATCTGTTACACAGTTTCAAGCACAAGCATATAAAGAATTACTTCCAGCAGGTGGTCCAGTAAAATGTGATATTGTTGGAGCAGTAAACCCTCAAGTCGAAGAACAAAGTAAAAGAGTTCGAGACTATATGAATTATCAAATTACTTCTGTAATGGAAGAGTATGATCCTGATATGGATCAGATGTTATTCTTTTTAGCATTAGCTGGTTCTTCTTTTAAAAAAGTTTATTATGATGCAAACTTAGGAAGAGCAGTTGCAAAATTTATTCCTGTTGAAGATTTAGTTGTTCCTTATCATTCTACAGATCTAGAAACAGCTCCGCGTATTACACATGTTTTAAAACAAAATAAAAATGAAGTAAGAAAAAGTCAGGTTAATGGTTTTTACCGAGATGTTGATCTTGAGTCTATGCTGCCAAACGAAAGTGCTATTCAAGAAAAATATAATTCTATTGAAGGAGTAAGCCCTAGTGATGTTCAGTATGATAACGAATGCACCTTACTTGAAATACATTGTGATTTAGACATACCAGGATTCGAAGATATCGGTTTGAATGGTGAGCCTACAGGCATTAAACTGCCTTACATAATTACAATCGATGAAGGATCAGGAAAAGTTTTATCAATCTACAGAAACTATAAACAAGAAGATCCTCAAAAAAAGAAGATACAATATTTCGTTCACTATCGTTTCCTTCCAGGTCTTGGCTTTTATGGTTTTGGTCTTATCCATATGTTGGGAGGTTTATCAAGATCGGCTACTTCCTCGTTACGTCAACTTATTGATGCGGGAACATTATCAAATCTACCAGCAGGATTTAAAGCAAGAGGTCTTCGAATTAGAGATGATGACAGTCCATTACAACCTGGCGAGTTCAGAGATGTTGATGCTCCGGGAGGAGATCTAAGAGCAAACTTCGTACCTCTTCCATATAAAGAACCAAGTCAAACTTTATTTATGCTTCTTAGTTTTTGTGTAGATGCTGGTAAAAGATTTGCTGCTGTAGCAGACGCAAAAATTTCAGATTCAAACAATGCTAATCCAGTTGGAACAACAATGGCAATGATTGAACAAGGAACAAAAGTTATGAGCGCAATTCATAAAAGAATGCATTATGCTCAAAGAGTTGAATTCAGATTATTAGCTAGAGTATTTCAATTATATCTTCCACCAGAATATCCTTACAATGTTTCGGGCGGAGAGCGAACAATTAAGGTTCAGGATTTTGATGAAAGAATTGATATTATTCCAGTATCCGATCCAAACATCTTTTCAATGTCGCAAAGAATTCAATTGGCTCAAGCACAATTACAATTAGCACAATCGAACCCACAAATACATAATGCTTATGAAGCGTATAGAAGAATGTATCAGGCACTTGGAGTACAAAATGTTGACGCTATTTTACCTCCACCTGCTAAACCACAACCAAAAGATCCAATTACAGAAAATGCAGAACTACTTATGAAGAAAACTGCTCAATCTTTTGCAGATCAAGATCACGTTGCACACATTAATACACACAGAGCTTTCATCTCTTCCGTGTTAGTTAGAACTATGCCTGATGTTATGGTTAATATTACCTCTCATATTCTTCAACATACTTCAATGTTAGCAACGCAAAATGTTTTAGAGAAGAATAAAGAAAAAATTGATGCACTTACTCAACAGTTTAATGGTCAAATACCAGAACAAGTACAATCTGCTGTCAATAAATTGTTAAATGAGCAAATTGCTCAAGTAGAAATGGAGCTTATGTCTCAAATGATTGCTGAAGAACAAGAGTATCTTGAAGGTGGAGGCGAAGATCCACTGGTAGAGCTTAAAAAAGAAGAAATAGACATAGAAAAACAAAGAGTTCAAGCTGATAACATGGCTAAAATGGCAAAAACAGAGCTTGATGTTGCAAAATTACAACAAAAAGCTGAAATAGACGAAGCTAAACTACAACAAACAGCGGAATTAGCTGCTAAACGTAATAATATTCAAATGCAAAAACTAAATAAAGGAAATTAATGAAAAATTCTAATTTAAATGTAGATGAAATCGTTCATGATTTAACTAACTATGCTTTTGAAAATGATAGAAATCAAGAAGAGATGTTAATCGTCGCTTCTATGATGATGGTGACTGCAAAAATGATTTATTTACAAACATTAGGAAACAATGGTAATACTCTTTTTGAGAATGATAAAGAAATCATACTTGAACAACAAAAACCAACAGTACATTAAGGGGTCGTATGAAATTTAAAAATGCAAAAATGACAATTGTTCCTCAAAAAAATCCATTTCCTAACACACAAGTTGCTTCAACAGCAGAGCAAGTTTTCTCTCCATTTGTAGTAAAAGATA